TTCACTGTAATCAAAATAATCATCGCAATCTTCTTCGCAGTCTTCAACAATATCGTCTTTTTTACTATCATCTACAATATATTGTCTTTGTATCATTATTGTTTTAATTTTATCAAATTCCATAGAAAAGTATTTTGTTCTTTCATCTTTAAATAGTTCAATTCCTATTTGTAGTTCTGTAAGATTTAATGAAAACTTATGATGTGTTAAAATTGTTTCCTTTCTAACCCCAAATGATTCACAGTATCCAACATACTTATTATATAATGTAATAGATTCAACTCTATTGTTTGCCAATTCTGGGATAGTATTTTTAGTGTCAGGATGGTCGTAAGTTGTTATGAAATGTTCCATAAATAATACTTCAGGTGGAATATAATGCTTGAACATTTCAACATATTGTTTTGTTAATATTGTTTTTGTTAAATTTGCATTTGAAATATCTCTGTTATTTAAGAACTCATAAAATACTGAAATAAAATCATCAGATGTAAAATGACTATCACATTTCTCCCAAAACTTTTTGCCGTATTTCTTTTTATCTAGAAATTTATCAGTTGATCTGAAAACATTGAATCTTCGTAATACAGTTCGCACATCAATTGGAATTGGGTTTGGTTTATTAGTTGTGATGATAACTCGTGATACATTTCTGACTGTCTTTGCTTTCTCAAATTTCTCATTTAATGTTATTGTGTCCTCACTTATGAAACTTTTAATTTTACCCTCATAGTCAAAGGCATTTTTAGTCATTTGACATTCGTTTAAATTTACTAATAGTTTTCTATAAAATCCATTTGCATGATTACCAAAGAAGTCTTGAATATTGCTACTTGATATATAATAATCCTCCAATAATTTTTCTAATGGTTTTAAATGAAGACTCTTACCAGTTCCTTGATTGCCCCCCAAAATAAAGCACATTGGTAATTTTTCATTTGGCTTTTGAATCATATGTGCCAAGAAATTTAAATAAGCATTATAGGCAACTATATCGGCCCCACACAATTCAAATACAATATCTGTCCAAGGTGTTAATATTTTATCTTTTTGTGCTTGTGCAAATTTCTTATTCATAATACATTTTTTTGAATATCCATTGAATGAATTATAAGTATATTCATAAACTCCATTCCAATATGTTAGATCTGTTGCCATTCTATTTTCTGGAATAAAATCAAAATCGTTATATACTCTTTTATTTTCATCATCAATCCATTTTGTAATAAATAGTTTCTTAACTTCGACATCTTCTTTACTATTTTTTCCACCTCGTTGTTCGGTATCAATAACTTTATATGCTTTATATGCTTGAACAAGTTGTCCCTCATTCCATGCAACATATTCATTTTTGTTTTTCTTCTTGTTAAATTCTACACCAATATAAACTGGGGCTGGTTTAATAATAAAATAGTGAAAGATTTCAAAATATTGTTTTTTATCTTCGTATGTTAATAATTCATTAAAATGTTGTAAATCAAAAGATGTAAACTGTGCTTCAGTCTCAGTAACTTTATAAAGTTCAATGGGTTCTTTAAATGGTTTTTCAATATACTTTACATCAACTTTTAACACATCTTTAATCTTATCTTTTACCTCTGCCATTAATTCATCTACTGTTTTCCCCAAACATTCTAATTCTGACTTATGAACTGTAATACCATCATGCTGTAAAAAACATTTCTTTGGAGATCCTAAACATTTATATAATATATCTAAACAACGGCATTCAATTGATTGATAAACTTCAGCCAATATTGTACCATTTACATTACCACTCTCATCAGTTTTAATTTTTTCTAATAAATCTGGATGATACTCAACCATTGTTTTGGCAATCAAATTTATTTCATCTTGCATTTCTGTTATGAAATCTGGGACATAATTTTTATGAGGCTTAGTAGGCATTGCTACACTATACTGTTTTGCCCAAGTATAAACGGTGCCACCGTATGATAATATAATCGGCAATTGTTTAGCAATTGATCGACCACAACCATATACTGTCATTATTGCTAATAAGGTATTTTCTCTATTTTCGATATATTTTGTTATTCTTGGCATCTGCGCTGGTTCTATAAAAACTCTGCGACCAAGTTGATAAATTATTTTAATGCCACTATTTTCCATATCAATATCAACATAATCTTTAGATAATATTGTCGCCTTTACTCGATTCCAAAATTCTCCAGCAGATAAACTGCAATACACACGACCCCATTTCTTACCCTTCCCAAATTTATATTTTACGCTTATTATTTTTTTACTTCCATACAATCTTATATATTTTTTAACTTTGTTGGTTTCATCCTCAGTTAATAATTTGTCAAGTTTATCAACCTCCAATAATTTTGTCAATAATTTAATATCAATTTCCTCCTCCAATACAATTTCATTTAGTGATGAAGCCTTTAACCAAAATGATGACATTGTTTTATTGAAAATGTTTTTTTATATATTTATATATTTGTAAATGTTTAATATAAAAATTTTGTTTATATATTATAGAATATAAAACAAAAAAAAATAATTAATTAATTAAGCCTTTTAAAAAAAGGCTTTACCCAAAAATTATAAGCGACCGCTATGCAATGCGATCTATTTTTCTTCTGGAAAATATTTCCACCAAGTTTGAATTTCTGGATCATATCTCCATCCTTCATCTTTTGCTTTTTGCCTGTCGTAATACTGAAATTTTTTCCATTTTGTAATTTGCCCTGCCTTTTTAACTGGTGGTCGCCCTCTGTTCGTTAATGGGTTTGTATAAAGATATGAAAACTTTCTTAATATATCTCTGGCCTCTTCATCTGTATGCGACTCCCTCAATTCTCTCAAACACGATTCCAAATATTCTTCGTCGTTCATTTTTTTGTTATATATATTATAGAATATAAAACAAAAAAAAATAATTAATTAATTACAATTATGCAAATGGAACTTTTTCATCTTCAATTATATGACATACAATTGGTCGTATAATTATTTTATTATCAGGAATATGGCACCCATAAAATGGCAGCTGTTTTAATTCATTAATGGTTTGTCTATATCTTTTTTGATACTCTTGTTGATATTCTTTAATGCTGTCTTTATTGGCTTCATAAAATACTCTTCTCCGTTTTAATACCTCTTCTTTATTTTTATAGTAATATTCTAATGCTTGTTTTCTCCCCATTTCTTTAGGGTAATCTTTTTGCCTGTATTTATTAACAGCTCTTATAATTGAGTCTGGTGTTTTGCGGCCCTTGATTGGATCTTTTGGCGGTGGCACTGGCTCATATTCTTTTTTCGGTATAGGGTCATGCACTTTTTGACAACATTCACAAACTTTCTTATGGCGACCCATTTTATTTTTTTTTGTTTTCTATATATAACAAAATATAATAATATAAAAATAAATTATTTAATATAACACAAATTTATTATATCTATATTATACCACGATTCAAATGTTTAATATGACTTTCTTGGCCGTCCTCGTCTTTTTAATCCAGTTCCAGCCTTAGCAACTGCGGCCGCAGTATCGGTGCCAGATGATAATGATGATAATCCTTGATATGCACCATATGCCATTTTCGCGGCATCTATTGCTTGACCAGTAATTGCTAACCATTTATCTGCATTTGGATTACCTTGTAAATCTGCTAATCCTAATGACATAATGTAATCTGCTAACATCTCACCTAACTTTTGTCCAGCCATGGATCCTAAGGCTTCGGCGACTGGAACTAATGGCGGTGCTAACACACCTGCAGCCATAGCCGCCCCTAATATTCCGCCCAATCTTTCACCCACTAATGGTATACCTTTCTTAACTGCAAATTTTGCAATACTTATCGCAATTGCTTTCATCGCATCTTCATTATTCTTTATCCAGTTAATTGCAGTCTCTCCATATTTTTTAACAAAATTTACTCCAGTCATAACTCCAGCCACAACTTTATTACTTGCATTTTTTACCCAAGCCTTCATTAATTCAAACTTTTGAGTTGCATCAGTTTCTGCACTTTGCATCAAATTTTTGAGTTCATCCTGACTAACTTTAATGCCACTATTAACATCGGCAATTACTTTATCAGCCTTGGCCTTTACTTGCTGTGCTGCCTGTGATAGTTTACTTCCAGCAGTTTGGAATGCACCTTTAATTTGGTCATTATATCCACCAGTAAAGAACTTCTTAGAACCTTGTAAGAAATCATCCCAGCCCTTACCTTCCATAATTAGATGATCAGTAATAGTTCTATAATGGTGTTTTGCTTGTTTGCTTTTTAATGCACCGCCGTGTGTAATTTTGTGATGTCTCGCCCAGCCCTGTGCAAAATCTTTAAATGTAAGTCTCTGATGCTTTGGTAATTTGCCTCCAGTTTTTGGTATAGTAGTTGTTGCATGTAATCCATTTCTGGCTCGTTTATGTTTGGTCATTAAAGCAATTGCTGAATCTAAATAGTCATCATTAACTCCGCCACCTTGTTGCAACACATTAAATCTTGCTCCAATATCTGTAATGGTATTTGAAGCCTTTCGTAAAAAAGAATTTTCACCAAATAATTCTTTTGTATTCTGTTTAACAAAATCATAGTCTTGTGTATTGCCTACACTACTCGCTTGTAATACATTTAAAATAAAATTCTGGCAATTGTTATCCCTTGCACTATATGGATAAAATCTATCACCCATTCTCTCTCTTGCATTTTCATATAATTCATTTAGTGTCAATGTTTTTCCATTTAAAGGGGTGGGGGTTGATTCTTCATCTTTTACTGGCTTTGGGTTAACTGTCATACTTACTCGCTCAACTTTTTCAAGTGAAACTCTTATACCACTTTGTAGAGTAATGCATATTTTTAAATGGAATAATTTATCATATGGGGCATTCTCTAAATTTCGTCCAAACTCTCCACCACTGGCAGCACTTAAAGCCCCAGTTAATGCTTTACCAACTGGATTTCTAACAATATCAATATCTCTGATTATTTCATTTCCATATCTTTCTAATATTCTTTTAACATTTGGGGGCATTCCAGTATCGCCTGTATATACTTTAGTTGCAATATCTTTTGCAGTATGAAATGCATGTGTTGCAGTTGATTTTATTTTATTACCTGCTTTTCTAAATGCTCCTTTTACATCATCAAGAAATCCCTCACCTTCCAGATCAGAATCGGAATCACTTCCGCCTTCGTGACAAATATCAATCTTTAAAAATCCACCGCCATTTATTGGTAATTTTAAATGATGATTATAATGTTGAAAATCTAAACCTGCATGTGTCTTACTTTTTGATCCTTTATGTGCATCAAAAGGTTTATATGTCTTCTTTACAAGATGACCATCCTCGTGGAAATATTCATCTCCGTGTTTTGTTGTATAGTCCAAATCACCTTTATGAGTTTTGCTTTTGGTTCCTTTAACTCCAAGCCCATCTTTCTTTGTTGCATCTGCAATATTCTTTCGTGTAGACTTTTGCATTGCATCCCTCATACTCTTTCGATATTCTTCTTCAGTTCCACCCCCTACTTTCTTTTTTGGTGGCATTATTCTTTTTAATTCTTTCTTTGTGTAAAAAAAATAAGATTATTATATTATTAAGGATATCCTTTTTTTTTATTAAATTAATTATATGCTACAAATGTATCGCCTAACCAATAAAATATAACTTGACCAGCATTTGTTGTACCTGAATTTGTATAAACCGTTTTTGTTGCACTTGTATTATATGTAATTATTCTATCTACCGTTGTGCCTTGAACAATAATAAAGAATCCAGCAGGAACTCCAGATAAACCAGCATTTGAAATAGTAAAATTAGCCGTCGCAATATAAGTCGTGCCATTATTACTTATAGTTGGTGTAATCGTTCCCAATCCTTGTTGTTGTGCTTTATAAGAATTAGGACTAAAAACACTTGCACTATTAAATGAAAATGGTTGAATTAATGTTCCAGTACCATCATCAATAATAACTCCAGCCTCAGCAACAATTAATTCTTCAGTGTTGGCAGGTGATATTGAATTTGTGTTTATAGATGCAAAATATAATAACTCGTTAGCACCGAATGCTCCTACTGGATTTACCCCAGATAAAGTTAATGGAACTGCTTGATGGCAATATTTAAATGGTGTTGGATATGCATTGTCAAACATATAATAATATATATAAGGAATTCCAGCCGTAATTGTTGCAGGTGCTATTGCTGGAACATATGATCTCCTTGAATTGTAAAAATTAGGGGCGGTTGCAGGTAAAGTATATACACTGAAAAATGGCTTTGATGTTGTGGTTAGACTAACAAATGTAAAATAAATTCCTTTTAAATTACTTACTACATAATTTGAAGGCTGAAACCCTACAGACCAACTAATATTATTATATGCACTACTTATATTGCGATAGTACCAACCGTTGAAGCCTGAATTAATTGCATTAGTTGTAGGAATCATAGGTGGTGAACTTGGTAATGTGCCATAAATCACCGGTGAATTAGCCATATTAATTGGATTTGCATATTGTAATTTTGAAATGCTATTCGTATTTTTTGTAATATTAGTTGTATTAGTTGCGATATCCGTTGTATTAGTCGCAATATTTGTTGTATTAGTTCCAATGTTTGTTGTATTAGTTGAAACCGTAGATGGTAATGAAACACCATTAAATGTTAGATCAGTTGGGGTTAAAATAGAAACATTATTATTTAAATCTCTAATGGTTAAAGTAGAACTTGTTAAACTTGATTTTTGGTTCGTATTTAATAAATTGACATCTAATGAAACTGTATCCAATACAGTTTGAGTCCCTGCGGTCAAATTTGTTTGTTGCACTTGACCAGTATAAATATTGGTTGTTGTAGTAGTTGATTGATTAGTAATAAAAAATCTATTATTAGCAAGTCCCAAACTAACCCCTTCTGGTTCATTATTTATTTGATAATTATTTGAAGCCATTGTTGTAATAGTTGTTCCTAATGCATCCACAAATTGTAATGTGTTATTATCCATATCTAATGTGGTTTTTATGGTATTGTTTCTTAATAATGTTGCAGATAAAGAACATGATTTAGTTCCTGTTGTTATGGTTAAATCATCATTAATATTTATAGTTTGTATTGTTGATGGAGTATTTCCAGAAACATATGCAAAAGCAACTTGACCAAAAGTAAATGATGAACAATCTAATGGTGGATCACTTGGTGTTGTAGTTGTTCTTATTTCTAATGTTTGTGCATTGGTTGCTCTTGCATAATAAGTTGTTCCAGTAGTAAATGAACCAGAGTTAAATAATACTTGAATAGGATTATCATAAACACCATACTGAATACCAAATGTATCTAAAGCAGGAGGAAAACTAAAAACAACTTGTGTAGGTTGTCCAACTATTATAGACGGTAAATTTACTAAAGTCGCACCACCTTGAACACTTTTATCAATTGTGATTCCATCTAATCCTATACTTGCGGTGTTAACTGGTGCGGTTGTAGAATTAGCAGTATAAAATTTGTGGCCTCCTGATCCAGTCCCAGCAACATTTAAAAATTTCAATGCATTTGTTGTTGGTTCTGTATAATGATAATGCCCAAGTGAGTCGCCAGTTGATGTTGTTGGAAATGTAGAAGTTAATGGTGTAGTAAGATTAATATTAGACCCCAAAATACCTTGATGGGCAATATTTCCAAATTCATCACCGAATTGAATAGTAGTATCTGGAAGTTGAAAAATTGGTTTTGACATTTAATATTGCTATATATATTATTATATATTTTTTTTTCGGTAAAAAAATTAAATTAATCCGATGCCTATTATTGTAAAGCAAAAGTTCCTAAAGATGCAAAATCCCATGTAATAGTTGAATTTGTACCTAAATTATAAGGATACCCAAACCATAATTGATATTCTCCACTTGGGCCAATTTTCCATTGAATTCTAGTATAAATACCTAGACCAGTACCAGTAGTACCAAATAACCAATCTTGGTATGTTGTAGGAAAAGTACCAACCCATGGATTTTTTGAAAAATTTAATACTAACATATTCGGTACAGAATTTGGATTATTATACACCGCTGGTTGCCCAAGAAAGGAAGGATTAAGATTATTTGTATTAAATGTTATAGGATTACTAAAAAAACTTACATAGGGTGTTGCTCCACCATATGTTGAGGTTATTGATTGTTGTAAAGGAGGGGAATTATTAAAAGTTAAAACAGTCTGATAAGCAACTGTAGGATTAACATAAATACTAATAGTAATATCACTAACTAATAATGGCACTTGGTTTACTGTTGCAACTGCAATATTATTTGATGTTAAAGTATTAGAAAAATTTATAGGTGTAGTAAATGTTTGATAAGAACCATCTGGATATGTTAATTGAGCATAATTTGTAAGCACTGGGGCTGGATCAGAATTTGCCAAAACAAATTCTGTAGTTGCTATTGATTTTGAATTATCCCCTAAAGCCGGAGTTGGTGCGGTTGGATTTCCTGTAAATACTGGAGATGCTAATGGTGCGAATCCTTGATTTGTTATATATTGTAAATTTGCAACGGCTTGTGCATTACTTACACCTGCCGTGGGTGTTGTCGTTAATAATGGTAAACCTGTAAAAGTTGGAGAATTAATTGGTGCCAATCCTGATGTTGCCGATGATATGGCCGAATTCATTTGCACTGTATTAGAATATGGAATTAAAGCAGTTGATATTGCCGTCCCCATTTGTGAGGTTGTTGAATATGGTGCTAAAATATCAATACCATTAATTGCATAAACGAGACCAGTTGGAATATTAATTCCATCTTTAACCTGCATGGGTGTGCCATTATTTGACAATGTCAACTGTGGTGTTAATGTATATAAGTCAGCACCAGTTATATTATTTGGCACACAGAAAATTGCATATGAATTATCAGTTGCACCAGTCCCATTATTTGATACAACAACATTATTCCCTGTCCCACCACTTGCTGGTGGTAATGTATTCCATAAATTAGTTATACCTTTTATTATAGTTAAAGAACTTTGACTACCACCAGCATTATATTGACTAGTATTAACACCAGTCCAGACTAAAGGGCTATCAGTTGTTTGAACCCCTGAAACTTGCACCGCATCTTGAACAAATGCCGTTGTTGCAACAAATGTGCTTGAATCTCCAGATGTTTGAGTTTTTGCAATTGCATTTGTGCCTAAATCAACAGAGCCATTAAATGTATTAGTAAATGTTGGCAAAAATATATTATCTGTATTTAGTTGTGCATAGTTTGCTTCAACAAATGCGGTGGTTTGCACCGTTGTATCTGAGAATGTTATACCTGCGGTCGTCGCAATCTCAATACCATTATTAAATGTAGCCAAGTCTGCAAATGTTGATGTATCTTGCACGGTTAATACTCCGCTCACAGTTGTGTTTGCAAGTGTCTGAGCACCTTGAGCAAGTGGAAATTGTAGATAATTCGCAGCCAAAAATTGATTATCAATTGGATCATTAGCATTTGTCCAATCGTCTGGGTTAAATCCTGCATTTCCTCCAGATGGTGGTGGCTCCGCTGACATTATTTATTTTTGAGAAGAATAAATATATTTATATATAATACATATTATATTTTTTGTAATTTATAATATTACTTTTTCAGAGAAAAAGTATATCAAAAAGCGACCTCTACGCAGTGAGGATGCCACCAAAGAAAACGAAATCTGAAGGGGGTTCAAAGCCAACTGGCGAACTTGTAAATTGGTATGAACATATGCCTAAAAAATTTATTAGAAAATATCACAATCCTCATTATGATGTGCATCATATTCAAATCCCCTTTAGGTCTTGCTGTATTGGGCGAAGCGGTGCAGGTAAGACACAAACATTAATGAATATAATAAAAACTATGACTGATACATTTGAAAAGATATATATCATTACTAAAAATAGTGATGAGCCAATATATAACTGGGTAAAAGATAAATTTAAAGATACAAAAGAAATTGAAGTTCTTGAAGGTGTTGAAAATATTCCAGACATTGATAAATTAGATAAAGAAAAACAGTCATTAATCGTGTTTGATGATCTTGTTAATGAAAGAAATCAAAAACCTATGGAGAGTTATTTTTTAAGAGCAAGAAAAAAGAATGCAAGTATGATTTATATTTCACAGGATTATTATTCTATTCCAAAAATGATTAGAAACAATATGACATATTTAATTATTAAACAAGTTTCAAGTATGAAAAATTTGACAATGATTGCTAGAGAATTTTCTTTAGGATTAGACAAAAAGAAACTGACCGAGATATACCATCATGCAACTGCAGAGGTTCCGAGTTTTTTAATGATTGATTTAGAAGGTGAGCCACAATACAGATTTAGAAAGAATTTTACAGAGTTTTATGAAGTACCAGAAGACAGTAATAAATAATTTAATTGCATATTTTTTTCAATTGTATTATATACCTAATAAATTTCTTAACTTATTTTTTTAAAAAGCGATGTCAAAAGAACTAAAAGTTGATGCTCGTATTTTACGAAATGACATTGTCAGAAAGGCCGCAGTTGCTAATATGACTAGTATTGCTAAACAAAGAGAAGACCTAAAGCAAGGAATTATACCGATTCCACCAGAGAGAAAGTCCGCAACAGAAATTGCTGAAGATAGAACTGTTCAAGCAGGTGATGCACTAAACAATTTACTCGATTTAGGATTTAAAGACACTGATGCTCAAGCAATCTCCAGTGATTTAACCCATGAACAAAGAGTTGCATTTAATAGAGCATATCCACAAATTCAGAATGATTTTTCATCAAGGTTTTCAGTAAGAAATTCCACACCAGAATTCTTTATAGAGTACTTGAAAAATTATTTGAAAATATTAAAAGCAACTGGAGGCATACCAAATAGCATTGGTTATTTACAGGATAACCTTATCACAACACCTACTGATTTATTAAAATTAATACTCACATCTGAAAATATTGAAAGACTGCAGACCCTACTAACTACTGAATATGGTTTAACCCCAGTGGATGGCTTAGCCCAAGCATTAACTGATTTGATTAATGTTTTGCCTAACTCTACAGTAATTACAGATTTGAATCAAGTTATGATTACTGATCCAGTATTGGGCTTTGAATCAATTCAAGACATAATGCAATTAGTAAGTCCTTTACCATCTCAAAAAGTAATAAAAAAAATATTAGATGCACCACATTCAACCGCTGCACAAAAAACACAAATTAAAATTGATTTACTTTCTAAATTAGATGTATTAGAGGCAGTTGCATTTCGCAATCTTCCTCTTATATATAGAGAGTTGGCGGCTTCAGTGGCTGCGGCTATGGCATTAATGGGGGCACCGCCACCAGCACCAGTCCCAATAGGCACACCACCAAGGGCAGCGACACCACCACCAAGACCGCTGACACCACCAATAGTCACTCCAATAGCCACTCCATTAGGCACACCACCAGCACCACCAGCAGCCGTAGGGGTGATGATACCACCTCCTAAAAAAACAAGTAGATTAGGTCTATTAATATTAGAAAAAATCAGGAATAATGATACTGGGGACAATGCTGATATATATTTATTTAAATATGGGAATTCAAAAACTAAAGAAATATTTTTTGCATTGATATTGGAAATTGTAGGTGGTGGTGGTAGTAGCAGTAGTAGTAGCAGTAGTGGAAATAATATTTTGCTATATGGTATAGATATATCTGATCTCGAGAGGCTATTTGACCAGTATGAAGCACAAATTACTAATGCTTCAAGGGGAACCCCATTTAACTTATCTAGTTTGAAGCCGTACGATCTTACTAAAGTTGTAGACGAATTAGATAAAATAGGTAAAGACAAAACAAGGTACAATACTAAAACATTTTCAACATCAGAAATTAATGCAATGACCTATGAGACATATGTACCAGCAAAAGTAGGATTTGGAATTAAGAAACGACCAAAAGCGACCCCTGCAAAAAAACCTACTGGACTAAAACCAATTAGACTTGGTAAAGGATTTAAAAATAAAGATGATCCATATACAATGTATGATGAAGAATTAAAACTAACACCAATTAACCCATCTGATGTTATTAAGAGGCCACCAAAGAAGCCAGTCCATAAAGTGTCAGAAGGAATAGACGGCGATGAATATCAAAAATTTGATGATAAGGCACATAGATATATTGCCCTTGGTAAATATGCAGTAAATATGAGACAGCTTAAAAAGGGTGTGCTACAAATTGTATATAAAAGTTTAGCACCAATGTTATCATTTCCATCAAAAAAAATAAGTAGTGAATTACAGCAATATTTATTTGAATTACTTACTAACCAAAAATCATTACCAGCATTATATAAGCATGTGCCAGAAGAAGATAAAAAGTTATTTGAAAAGGTGGCAATATTTGCTGGTGTATTTGATAAACTCAATTTGCCAAGAGTAAACTCATTAGAAGATGAGAAAAATGAAATGGATAGATTTAAATTATTACACGGTGAATTTATCGCAGGTAATGATAATGTTGCAATTGCCAGAGAATTAAGAAGTCTAATTTTAAAGTTTTTGGCAGATAACAGAATAAGTAAAGCAAAAGCATATGAATATCTTTTAGAACTCAATAATGCATGACATTGCATAGTCGTCGTCCCTAATAATGCTTAAAATCTTTATTTGCCCATATATCATTTAATTCATCTACATTTTTTTTTAAGTCTGTAGTTGTCCCCCATAAAATAAATGCACTCAGAGTCGCAGGACTTGGAATAATCCATCGTAATAATTCTCTTTCTGTATCACTCGCATAATGCCTCGCCCAATATGCCTTTCGCTTAAATTTATCGTGATGATCTAAATAAGTTGATGACCCCTTTAATCCGAAATCTATTTTTTTGCCATCGTCAAAGATAGCCCTATATTTTTTGCCCTTTCTTGGGCTGTCAATAATTTCTATTATTTTCATTCCAATTTATTATATATATAATAATATAATCATTAAATATTTTTTAAAATGAAAACACTAATTTTGAACAGTTCAAATATTTTGCCAAATTCCAACAATTCAAGACTTGTATATAGATTCCCCACATCTATAGTTTTGGAGAAGGGGCAAAAGTTAGCAATGACTTCATTTTCAATGTATTATAGCACATTTAACATCACGGCTGCATATGGAAATAATATTCTACAATATGTTTGGTTTGATGGTATAACATATACTATAAATATTCCAGATGGATATTATGATATACTAGCATTAAATAATTTCATACATTCAGTTATGATTACTAATCTCCATTATTGTATTCAAGCGAGTAATGGTTATTTTGTATATTTTCTAACAATTACTACAAACCCAACATATTATGCCGTATCATTAAATACATTTGGATTGAATCAACAATTGGCAACTGCAAACGGTTGGAGCAAACCAGCAGGTTCTACTTGGAATATTCCTACAATTACAACACAATACATTTATCCAATGTTTAATATATTAAATAATGCATTTCAAAATGTAGTTGGTTTATCTGCTGGTTTTTATCCATTAGGAACTGCGAAAGCAAACATTATAACAAATAACACAACCGCTTGGGCACAGCCTACGACTGCGAGTGCACCATATGGGAAAACATTAACTGTTTCATTTCTATCAACTTTTACACCACAAGTTTCACCTGTTGCAAGTTTTGCCATTACATGTAGCATTATTAATAATAAATACAGTATTCCAAATTCTTTATTATATTCTTTTGGTATTCCAGCAAATACAGATTTTGGTTCATACTTTACCATTCAACCGCCTCAGATGGCATTTATAGATATTATGGAAGGAAATTATAATGAACTTACTATACAAATATTAGATCAGAATCTTAGAGAAGTTGCAATTGAAGACCCTACAATTGTAATTTTATTAAATATTACAGACCCTGCAGAACACGGAATTATGAAATAATTATTATTATGAAAAATATATATTCATTAATATAGTTAATTATTTTTTTACGATGCGACTGAAAATACATAGATTGTTGAGGGGAATTACAAATTCTACCTTAAAACACCCAAAGAGAAACTATTTGAATGTTGAAACCAGTGCAGATAAAGTATATGGCGGAAAAATTAAAGCCATATCTGAAGGCGATCCAGTCAGACGAGCAACTGAGAAACTAAAAGCGATGAGAATTAAAACATCGAGGCCAGTTAAAAAAGCATATATTTCATTTGAAAATTAAAAGCCCCACCAATTAATTATTTTTTTTGAAAAGATATCTATATGAATATAATAATACATTTTTTCATCTGATAATTTTTGACTTCTAATTTTGAACAATGTCAGATCATCTCATATACGAGGATGCTGTATCCACAGAACTATATACCACATCAGAATTCACCCAAAAACAATATTTGTATGTGAATGATAATAACAATGGCAGTTATAGTTCTCAAATCGTGCTAGATACTACCAGCTTATCAAACAGTGGAAACTACATCGGATGGTCAGAAGCATTTATTTTAATGCCATTGCTTATTCAGTTCCAATCTGTAGCAGGTGCTAATACATTGGCAGGGCCAGAATCATTATCATTCACAAATGATGGTATTTATGATTGGGCAGTTGGAATGAAAAATGGATATTGGCAAATGATCCATTCAATGACTGTTGAATTTAACAACAGAAATATAGTACAACAGGTACCATTTTTAAATGTATTTTGCAGTTTTAAAGCAATGACTACATGGAGTCAGGAGGATTTAGTTAATTGGGGTAGTATCTGTGGCTTTTATCCAGATACAGCAGATAGTTGGCTGTATAATAATATTACTAATGCTAATCCTCTTACTACAAATTTATTAAATACATCAGGCACAGGAATTTGCAATAATAGAAACTGTCCATATGTTACCATGAATGTGTTTCTTGCATCATTTAGCGACCAAACGGTGACCGCAACTGGTGGAACTATACCATCATCATATAATTTAACAACTAAATGCACAGTGCCTAATGCATCGTTAAGACAAACATATAATGTAGGATTGCAAACCAGACAATCTTGGATAAACTACAATCCATCATTTGCAGCAACCGCAACTGGCACATTACCAGCCCCAGTTCCAGTTCTATCATCCGTCGCAAATGCCGCTACTGGAACTGGTTTTGTTGGTTATTTTACACCACAGTTCATATCTAGTAATCAGCAGTTAATAAATAATACAGCATCATATCAAACACTATTCCAAGCATCTATACTTGGACAGGGAACCGCAAATAGAACAATTCAAATTCCTGCGGTTCTTAGATTAAAAGATTTATGTAATTTCTTTGAAAAAGTTCCACTATTAAAAGGATCAACAATGAGAATTTACTTGAACACTAATCAATGTCAATTTCAGGCTCAATATGTTGGAGGCCAACTTCTTCAATTCACTGCAGCAGCAGGAGATCCTGGCACAGTCAACCAAATAAATTATGGAGCCGTTAGTATGGCAACCGCACCACAAATGCTCGGAGGTGGTGCCACAAATCCTCTAATGTTGGCATCTACTGACTTAGGACAAGGTGGTTTTAATGTTGTACCAATGAATGTCGCCGACAGTCAAACTGTTACTGGTGGTGTTGCCAACAATCGCCCACCAAATTATGCCCTATTAAATATTGCTGTATCAATTGCAAGACCACAATTTTCTGGATTCCCATCAAATATTAATGCCCCAATTACTCAATGCAGATTATATGCACCAGCATACACCATGAACCCACTCGCTGAAACTAGACTATTGGAATTATCTCCAACTAAAAAGATTCTATATGATGATATTTTCCAGTTTTACTTTCCTAATCAAGCCTCTAATGCTAATATTAATATCCTTGTGTCAAACGGTATTCCAAACATTAAGCAGGTAATTGTTGTTCCATTTTTGACTGCTTCTGGAGCATCTGCAAATGGCCCTCCTGTTCTTAACCAATATGGTGTATCATCCGCAGCGGCAAATATACTGGTTGGAGCACCTCCAGTATTAACATCAACTCTATTATCCCCATTTAGCACTGCTGGAGCAACTCCAGATCCTATTCAATTAGGAAACTTCCAAATTCTTATTTCTGGTAATGTATTATTTCAACAGCAATTGCAATATTCTTTTGAAGATTTCTATGAGCAAATGGTTTCTATTAATCAACTAAATGGCGGTGCTACTACTGGCCTTGCATCTGGTTTGATTGGACTAAAAGAATGGAGTTATCTATACAGATATTATGTTGGCAATGCATCAAGAATTTTGCCATCAGAAGAAGGTATGGCCAGAAGTGTTCAATTGCAATGCATTAATCAATCTCAAGTCGCAATAGACCTTATGGTGTTTGTAGTTTACGAAAAGGCCATCACTGTAAATATGTCAACTGGTCAAGAAATTGCATAAAACACTTTTTACCGACATACGAAATTCTTCGAATTTCTACTGTCTACAAAAAGCTGACCAAAAAATTAATTAATAATTAATAAAATTACAAATTAATAAAATTACATTAATATATAATCAATTTATTTTTTACATTTTTAAAGCAACGCCTACGCAGTGGCAATTACACTCAGTGTCAATTCTTTCAAAGAACATTCACAGAATGCATACCGTTCCAATGGATTTAACTCGAAATGAAATCGATGCCCTTACTATGGGTATGGGATTAACAATAAACCCACATCATATAAGTCATGCAGGTAAGCATATTATTGTATTGCATCCAACCACATTAAGAAAGATGCAAATGGCACACCATAAAGGAAGATCACATCTTTTAAAATTTAAGAAAGGAGAGGGATTTATGGATGACCTTAGAAGAGGATTCCACCGTGCGGCAAGAGTTGGAAAGAAAATTGTTAAGGAAAAACTTCCAGCTGCTGCCAAACAAGCAGGAAGATATGCTGGTTCCGCCTTTGCTAAAATATTGGCTGAAAAGTTTGATTTGGATCCAGAGGCTGCGGAAAAATATGGAGAAATGGCAGGAGACTATATTGGCGAACAGAGCGGTAAGCACTTAGCACACAGTATGGGTGATGGATTGAGAAGACGAAGAACTGTGGCCATTCGTGGTGGTGCGGTAAGATCCAGAACTCGAATTGTGGCACCAGATGATACTCCAGATAGTAATAATATTATTCAATTGGGGTCTCCATATGGAAAGACTAACTCACCACAAATGAATCCATTTTTTATTAATAAGAATCAGAACGGAGGATATAATCCACTTGGTAGAACTATGAGAGGTGGTAGTTTTATGACGGCTGGTAGTGGGTTTAAAACTGCAGGTAGTGGGGCTAAAAGTTATGTGGCAATTTAAATTAATCATAAAATAAAATAAATGTATAAATATATAACTCATTCCATAAAAAATGATGACAAATGTTGATTTAGAAAATATGGCGGATAAATTAGGGTTGCCAATAGTTGGGGTATTTTCTAAGGATGAATTAATTGGAGACGATAAAGCACCTAGACAAATTGGAAGTTATTATGTTAACATGCAAGACTCAACTGAAGGAAATGGCACACATTGGATATTCGCAAAAGTATTTGAGAGTGGCCACGGTTTATATTTCGACAGTTTCGGATTTTCCCCACCAATAGCAGTTCAAGAATTTCTTAAACCATTCAAACCCTATGCGGTAAATAATAGAGACATACAAGATTACAATTCTGATAACTGCGGTAGGTTCTGTTTGCTGTGCGATTACTACACCCCACAATATGATGACTATGGTGACTTTTTAGAATTATGGAGCGATAACACAAAAGAGAATGATAAAATATTAAGTAAGATGCTCGTCGACATATCAAATAAATAAATAAGCCTTTAGAAAAGGCTTCACCCAAACAAAGTGCTTAATTATTTTTTTTGTTAAATTAAATATTTATATTTATATAGAAATAAAAATGAATACTGAAATAAAACAATTAATAATTGATAACAGAAAAAAAGATAGACCACTATCTGAAAAGAGTGTATCAGCCTATGCTTCAACATTATCCACCTTATATAAAAAAGCATTTGATGCCGATGGCTTTCATGCAAATAATTTTAATAATTATAAGCACATACTTGAATATCTTGATCAATTTGAGCCATCGAGGAGAAAAACAATACTGGCATCATTAATGACAGTCGCAACTGATGAAACCGCTTTGAGTGAGTATAAAAAGCTGATGATGAAAGATGCGAAACATTATGATGATGAAATTGCCAAAAATGAAATGACTGACAAGTTCCGTGATAATTGGATCACCCCTAAAGAACTCGATGAACTGGGAAATACATTGAGAAATGAATGGGTGGGGTTATACAACAAATATAGAAGCGGTAATGTATTGACAATTAAAGAGAAGCAACAGATGCAAGAATATATTATATACTTATTAACAAGTGGCCGATATGGGTTGCCACCTCGTCGCCTACTCGACTGGACTGAAATGAAAATTGAAAATTATGATGCACGGAAAAAGCAACAAGAGAAATTAAATTATAATATATATGAGCCACAAAAAAAACAATTTATATTTAGTCGATTTAAGACGGATGATAAATTTAACAGACAAATAATTAAAACACCACCATACATAGAACAGTACTTAAGTATATGGAAAGATATCAAACCAGAGAGTTCATATTTATTAACAGATACTAAAAATAGTAAATTAACACCCATAACACTACATCAAAGAATGAATAAAATATTTGGTGAAGGTAAGTCAGTTAATTCATTGCGACATAGTTATATTACAGATAAGTATAAACATGTTCCATCTGTAAAAGATATGCAAGATACTGCGACGAAGATGGGCCACAGTGTCCGCACAGCTCTAACATATATAAAGAAATAAATAAAATATCATTTCTTTTTTTTTCCCTTCTTGGCTGCTTCAAACCACGGTGGGTCAACTAATGGATATATAATTTTGGCCATATAATGTTTGTCTCGCAATTTCTTCTTTCTAAACTCAACATACTCTTCATCGTCTAAATCAAACTTTTTAAGTGTGCCTCCGTATTTTGCTTTGGCTTTTGTAAATGCATCATAAATAGATTCAATGTCTGTATATACCCACTCGGTTTTCCCCCTATTTGTCGATTTTGCGGTTGAAATAATTTGATAACCACCCTTCTCTATTATATCATTTATTATAAATTTTTCAATCTGTTCATATCGTTTCTTTCTTGCATCGGCATTGGTTTTATTTTCTAAACCATCCGTGGGGTTCTCTAAATTTGCGATTGTGGTTACTCCCATCGGAAAATAAGTATGATAATTATCTCCCCTCTTTTCCAGTGGTCTTGTCGTTTGTCCTATTTTAAAAACGGCTTTTTTATTCTTATCGAGGTACTCAAATGCCATAAAACAATATATGCCCCCATTTGGATGCTTAATATCTAACTCGTCTCGAAACACGCTATACTTTTTTGACATCGTATATAAGCCTTTTAAAAAAAGGCTTTACCCAAAAATGCGATGTCTATGCAATGACTTATATATACAATAATATATAAATCAAAAAAAATAATATATATAATATAATATGAGTCAAGAATTATCTGAGGTGTTTTATAGTCTATTACTGTCATCAGGTATTGCTTTGATATTAGCATTGGCAAGGATGGCATATAAATCGAAGTGCAAAACAATAGATTGCTGTGGAATTAAATGCGAGAGGGATGTACAGGGTGAAGAGGCACTGGATGCACAGCAACAAAGTATGCAACATAATAATGACCCAGAAAGTCCTAGGAGTACAAAGGTTTGAAAAAATTAACTTAAACGGAATTTACCTTAAACCGAATATTTACCTTAATCCGAATCGATTGCGGAAGCCTCACCTTGAAGTTCAACTTCTTTAGTCTTCTAGAACTTTGATTCTCAACTTCTTCATTCTTCTAGAACTTTGCTTCCCAACTTCTTACTTGGAGAGCCCCCTGTCCTGCACAACTCCTTACTTGGAGAGCCCCCTGTCCTGCACAACTCCCCTATACCTCGCATAAACTATGCTATTCCTGAATTTAGGCCGAAAGAAAAAAAGGGACATAAAGGGTCTCGAACCGCCAACCTTAGCAATAAAGAGGATTCTTCTTGCCGACTAAGCTGGATGGACACAAACATAGAGAAAACTTCAAAAGTATATAAATTACAAAACAAAATATTTTCTTAGCAAATGCTTCCTCTTCATAAATTAAGTTTCCTTGAATGCTTCCGACCAATTACACTTTTTCTTCATTTCTTTTAATTCATCATCTTCTGGCATTTCTAATGTAACTTTTCCAAATACTTCTGGTTTGAAAATTCTTCTCTTTTCTTGATTGTATAAAATTGCCGACTCGTCATCAAAGCTGTCCAACATATTTTTCAAAGTAGTTTCAAGTTTGGGGAGCAACTCAAATATTGCACCATATATAGATGGAAAATCAATGTTGGTATATTTCTTTATCTCATGTAGTTTTCTAATTGTTTCTATTATATTTTTTTTAGGATCATCAGGTTGAAATGATTTAGTCAAATCTTCTTGTGGAACTAATTCAGCAGTATGTAGCAAACCAAGAAAATGATTAAAGGTAGTAAAGCAAATAGTTAGAAATAATGTCATTCTAAATACCGCACGGCTTCTCTCTAATTCTGAGGCATTTACATCTTGGTATATTTTTGTCTGCTTTTCAAGATCCATACTAATAATATCAAACCCACTTGAACTAATAAGATTAAACTCAACATAATCAAAAACAGCAATGCATAAATTAACAATGCTTCCATGATTTGTTGTATCTGATAAGTAACCATTATAGATGTTTTGGATGTTGTCTAATTGAATAGATAAATTTTGAACAGAATTATTTTCACTCATTTTTTTTTTGTATATATTAATATAGATATATTTTATCAAATGAAAAATAAATATTTAGCATTCAAAATTGGATTTGTATCTATGTTTATATATACAGCATATGATGATCACAAACAATGGAATGAGCATAACAAAAAATGGAATGAGCATATGGCAAAATATCCAGATAAATATAATCAAGAGAAATTAG